ATACCATTGGTAAATCTAAAGGAACTCTCATTCCATTATAATCACCGTACTCTCCAATATCTGTTGTCTCTACTAAGTGCTTATCTTCTTCGTTTAACTGTATTTTACCGTCTCTATGAGCTTTTCTTGCTTCTTTGAATAGTTGTATAAAAGCATCAGAATTATAACGGTAGACATTAGAATGTAAAGTTAATTCATTATCAATATGATACTGTAATGATGGTAGTCCGACAAGTTCTTGTAATTTAATCATGATATGTATTTACTAATTTTTTTCATAGCTTCTTCTGCAGAGAATTCACCACCCATCCAATTGTTATGAACGTAGTACATAACGTCTTTTATATTGTCTATATCTCCTCTAATTCTTATGCCTGAGTCAACTACTTTTTCCATTTCGTCGCTAGGTTCAGATAAGCTTCTACTTTCGTTTTTATCTCTCTTTTTAAATTCTCCTTTTTCCTCTTTCATTTCTGGGTGAAATAAGAATTTAATTATTTTTGCATCTTTAGCTACTTCTTTGCCATCAATTTCTATTCCGATAGGGTAAGGTTTTGTTTTATCGTCTGCCCAATAAGCTACGTCGTAACTTTTATCTTTATTACTTGTTACTAATAAACCTCTATTATATGTATCTTCTTCAGCTTGGAGCACAACCATTTTACCGGTTGGAAGTATCATATCGCCCATAAGCTTAATATCTCCTTCGTCGTATCCGTCGTCATTATAACGATTTTGCTCTAAAAGTATATCAGTTAGTTTCATTTAAAAAATCTTTTCTATAGAATTTACCTAATATATTATCATTTATATACTGGTGGTTTCTTTCTAGTACTTCATTAATAAATAGCTCTTTACACTCATAATATGTTAATTCCTTCTTTGACTTCACAAATGAAAGTATTTTTCTGCTGAAGGCCATCTCTCCGTCTTTTTTTAAAAGCTCTTTTATCTTAGGGTGAGAACCGTAATAGTCTTTCCAATCAGATTCAGTTACTACTTTTTGCTTTAAAGGTACTCTTCCTTTAATTCCTTTTTTAGCTCTTTCTTCTCTTAATGCCTCTAAGGCTCTCTTTCCTAATCTTTTATTTCTTTCAAAGTATAATACTTTTTTGCCGATATATTTTAATCCTGATTTTTTATGATTTACTTGGTAGATGAAACCGTAAGTATTCTCAGGCATATCCTCTATAGATGTAATTAATCTATCTTGATATATCCATGTGGGTAATGTTACCATAATATAATATATGTAATTTAAATTTTAGATACAACTAATAAGTAACAGGATTAGCTAAAAAAGGTAGGTAATAATGTCCTCCTGGGTTTATACTACCGCTATATCTTGTTTCTAAAGTTGTATATGTGTTATCGATGATATCTGATTCTCCTCCAAACCATATATCTATTAATATTAAATCATAACTTCTTGTAGGAGTATAAGTATATATATCTCCGTCTATAATATTGATAGTACTGTCTAAATGTCCACTAGAAGATACCCAGTGTGTTATTTCTGAGTTATTATCGACTACATCTATCACACTGCAAGAAGTATTTTGAGCTATCCATTCAGGTATAACTCCCATTCCTAAACCTCCTATCAAAACAGAATCATAAGATAAAGAAGAAAGCTTTGGGCAGCCTTTAGTTATATATAATTCATTATCGTGAATGATATGTTTATCATCGGTTGTAAAAGATATACTAACATCTTCAGTTTCTTTATATATAGAAAATGACGAGGTTGTAAAATTAGTAATTAAATCTTTATTTAATATTCCCATTTTTCATTTTTTAACAAGGGTTACATTGTCCTGCGTTTGTAAATACCCCAGAAGCGTTTGTTGTTCCTTTTTCAACTCCATCAGTAACAGCTCTATTTACAAACAGTTTTCCTGAGCAAGTACTAAACGTGTATATTTTACCCCCAGATTGACTTAGATCTCCATTTCCAAATGCATCAACTTTAGTATAGTAAACAGTAATACTAGTAGTACATCCATTATCTTCATGAGCTTGACAAGCATCGTTTGCGTTAGAGCTAAAATCAAATGCTACATCTACTGCACCACATCCTGAGGAAGAAGAACTAGATGGTCCAGGGATACCAGCAGAAGAGCGAGATGGAGTCACTGAAGGAGTAGATGTTACTGACGGGGTAGGTGTAGGAGAAGCAGAAGCTCCGCATAAAGTTGCTCCTTGAGTTATTGCTCCTACACCATTAATAGTAAAGTAATAACTACCTAATCCGTTAGGTCCTATACCAGACCAGCCAAAGTATCCTCCATTTATTACTACATTACTAAAGTATGTGAATCCTATATCACCAGTTTCTGGATAAGAGGCAGTATTGCCATATCCTTTTATTAGTTGATGTGTTCCTCCACTTTGAGTTCCTCCATACTCGTAATTACCGCTAGTAACTGCAACACAAGCATCTGAGCTACTACTATCTCCTCCTGAGTTATAAGTCCAAGTTGCATTAGTAACGTACCATTCGAACTGATTAATTCTAGTATATGACGATGGAGAAGGAGTAACAGAAGGAGTTTTAGTTACTGAAGGAGTTACTGAAGGAGTTACGGACCTAGTAGGAGTTACGGACCTAGTAGGAGTAACAGATGGAGTTACTGATCTAGTAGGCGTTACTGATCTAGTAGGCGTTACTGATCTAGTAGGAGTAACAGATGGAGTAACAGATCTAGTTGGAGTTACCGACCTAGTAGGTGTTACACTTCTTGTAGGAGTAACAGAAGGGGTAACAGATCTAGTTGGAGTTACACTTCTTGTAGGAGTAACAGAAGGAGTTACGGATCTAGTAGGAGTAACGGATCTAGTAGGAGTAATAGACGGAGTTACTGATCTAGAAGGAGTAACAGATTTTGTTGGAGTTACTGAAGGAGTTACGGATCTAGTAGGAGTTACTGATTTAGTAGGCGTTACTGAAGGGGTTACTGAGGTTGATGGAGTTACTGAAGGAGTAACAGATCTAGAAGGTGTTACAGAACTAGAAGGAGTTACTGAAGGAGTTTTAGTTACTGAAGGTGTTACAGAACTAGAAGGAGTTACTGAAGGAGTTCTAGAAGTCGATGGAGTTACGGAGCTAGTAGGAGTTACTGAAGGAGTTCTAGAAGTCGATGGAGTTACGGAGCTAGTAGGTGTTATACTTGGTGTTACTGATCTAGACGGTGTTACAGATCTAGTCGGTGTTATTGAAGGAGTAACTGAACTAGAAGGAGTAACTGAACTAGAAGGAGTTATTGACGGTGTAACTGAGTTAGATGGAGTTACAGATCTGGTAGGAGTAATAGACGGAGTTACTGAAGTTGAAGGGGTAACAGATCTTGTTGGAGTAATACTAGGAGTAACAGAACTAGAAGGAGTAACAGATCTAGTAGGTGTTACTGATGGTGTTACAGAACTTGATGGAGTAACAGATCTAGTAGGTGTTACTGATGGTGTTACTGATCTAGTTGGAGTCACACTTCTTGTAGGAGTAATAGAAGGTGTTATTGAAGGAGATGGAGTTACTGACTTAGTAGGGGTAATACTAGGAGTAACAGAGCTAGATGGAGTTACTGACTTAGTAGGAGTTATGGAAGGAGTAACAGAGCTTGATGGTGTAACTGATCTTGTTGGAGTAATACTAGGTGTTACAGAACTTGATGGAGTAACAGATGTACTAGGAGTAACAGATGTACTAGGAGTAATACTAGGTGTTACAGACCTTGTTGGAGTAACTGAATTAGATGGAGTAACTGAATTGGATGGTGTTACAGACCTTGTTGGAGTAATTGAAGGTGTTACTGAACTAGATGGCGTTACAGAGTTAGTAGGTGTAATTGAAGGAGTACTACTAACAGAAGGTGTAACTGATTTAGATGGTGTTACGGAATTAGTAGGAGTAATACTTGGCGTTGCAGATACTGAAGGAGTACTAGATACTGAAGGGGTAGTAGAAGGGGTAACAGATCTTGTAGGAGTAATACTTACAGAAGGAGTAGCTGTATTACTAGGAGTAGTAGATGCTGTAGGAGTTATACTTACAGAAGGAGTAACAGATCTTGTAGGAGTTATACTTACAGAAGGAGTAACCGAATTACTAGCAGTAACAGAAGGAGTTACCGAACTAGAAGGAGTTGCAGATACAGAAGGGGTTCTACTTGGTGTAACAGAATTACTAGGGGTTACAGAACTAGAAGGTGTTACACTATTACTCGGAGTAGCAGATATAGATGGAGTTCTACTCGGTGTTATGGAATTACTAGGAGTTACTGATGGAGTAGTAGATGCACTTGCTGCAGGAGTTTGAGTTCTTGTAGGTGTGATAGAAGGAGTTACGCTTCTTGTAGGTGTTACAGATCTAGTTGGAGATATAGATACTGAAGGAGTAACACTTGCTGTAGGTGTTTTAGATGGTGTTGTTGATGTTGAAGGAGTAGTAGATGGAGTAACAGAGCTCGTAGGGCTTACACTAATAGAAGGCGTTGAAGTTATTGAAGGGGTAACAGATGGAGTTACAGAATTTGTAGGAGTAATAGAAATCGATGGTGTAACTGATCTGGTAGGGGTTACACTAGCTGTAGGAGTAATAGTAGCAGAAGGAGTTACTGATGGTGTTACTGAATTAGATGGTGTTATAGAATTAGAAGGAGTAGCTGATGTTGAAGGTGTTCTTGATGGAGTTACAGAGTTAGAAGGAGTAACTGATCTAGTCGGAGTAACGGAAGGTGTTACAGAGCTTGATGGAGTAACAGAATTAGACGGTGTTACTGAATTTGATGGAGTAGTACTTGGCGTTACCGATACTGAAGGAGTAACTGAACTAGTAGGAGTTACCGATACTGAAGGAGTAACTGAACTAGTAGGAGTTATTGACGGTGTTACAGAACTAGAAGGAGTAATTGATCTAGTTGGTGTAATAGAAACTGTAGGGGTAACAGAAGGGGTAGCAGAGACTGATGTAGATGGAGTAATTGAAGGAGTAGTAGATTTTGACGGAGTAACAGAAGGGGTTACAGTTCTACTTGGGGTTATGCTTACAGATGGTGTTGCTGATGTACTAGGTGTAGCTGAAGGAGATATAGAAGGAGAAGGAGTAGGAGAAGCTGGAATAAAAGGTCTTTCACCATAAGGTACGAATACTATACCGTTATCAATAAGTTCACTACCTGATAAAGTATATTCTTTATTAGCTTCATATGAGCTAATATATCCATCCTTATTATCTATTTTTTTAAATATACTCATTTAACCTATATACATATATTAAGCTATCTCACATAATCCGACATCGCTATATAGACCATTAGCATTAGTCGTACCATGTTTTGTACCGTTAGATACAATTTTATTTGCAACTACATTATTAAACTGATCATAAACTTTAGATACACCATGCTGTAAAGTTCCAGTTCCAAAGTTTTGCGTAGTTGATTTTAATGTTTTTGGATTTAGTCCGTTTGCTTGATCACAAGCATTAACGCTAGAAACTGTTGAAAATCCTCCATCAAAAGGATAGAGTGGAACTGGGCTAGGAGTTACTGAAGGAGTAACAGATCTAGAAGGTGTAACAGAAGGTGTTCTAGAAACTGATGGTGTTATTGATGGTGTTACTGATGTAGATGCTGATGGTGTTACAGAATTAGATGGTGTTACGGAATTAGAAGGGGTAACAGAAGGAGTTCTAGAAGGAGTAGGTGAAACACCAGAACACGGTACTAGATTAATGTCTACAGCTCCATCTCCTGTACCGGTATAAGTAAAGTAATAATTTTGAGGACCTCCTCCTAGGTTTACTGAAATACCGTAGTACCCGCCTTGAATTATCTGACCTCCTTCTTTTATTGTATCATTAACTTCAGGGTAATTATTTGATTGATTATTACCTTGATCTTTAATTAAAGTAACACTATAACAGTAATTACCTGAAGTAACAGCATTACAAGCGCTTGTAGCATTATTATCTCCAGCTACTGATTTATTCCAGCTTGCATTTGAATTACATATAGTTATATTATATTGAGATGGCTGTGAAGGACTTGGTGTTACAGACGGGGTAACTGAAGGTGTTCTAGAAGGTGTAGGACTTGTAGATGGTGATACCGGACAAGTGCCTGTTGCAAATACGTATGCTTGGCCACTATTATTACCTACTGTTAATACTGTTACGTTACCAATAGTGGTGTCATAAATATACAGAGAAGTTGATGTTGACCCTATTTCGGCTTGCAGTTCAGCTAGCGTCCATGGATTAGTTGCAAATGCATTTTGCCATAGGTAATCTCCTGCACCGATAGGGTGGCTTGTAGCATAAACAGTTATTAAGGAAGTTCCTGCTCCTCCGTTACAAGCACCGTCTTCAGTTTCTGCTAACCTATATGTAGCATCATCTAGAGGGTCAGATGGAGTAACAGATGGAGTAACAGAATTAGATGGTGTTACTGAATTTGATGGAGTAACTGATGGAGTAACTGATGGTGTTGCAGAATTAGAAGGAGTTCTAGAAGGAGTAGGTGAAACACCAGAACAAAGTACTAATCCAGAATCAACTACTCCTGCTCCTGTACCTGTATAAGTAAAGTAATAATTTTGAGGTCCTCCTCCTAGGTTAGTTGATATACCATAGTACCCTCCTTGTATAGTTTGTCCGCTTTCTTTAATTACATCTTTAGATTCTGGATAATTATTTGTTTGTATATTATCTTTATGCTTTATTAAAGTAACTGTATAACAATAATTACCTGAACTAACAGCATTACATGCATTTGTAGCATTAGTATCTCCGGCTACTGAGTTATCCCAACTTGCGTTTGAATTACATATAGTTATCGTATACTGAGACGGTGGTGATGGACTAGGTGTTACTGACGGTGTAACACTATTAGAAGGAGTAATACTTGGTGTAGTAGATGTCGAAGGTGTTACAGAGTTAGAAGGAGTAATACTTGGTGTAGGAGATATTGAAGGTGTTACAGAATTAGATGGTGTTACGGAATTAGAAGGGGTAACAGAAGGAGTAACAGAATTAGATGGTGTTACTGAATTTGATGGAGTAATAGAGGGAGTTACAGAGTTAGAAGGAGTTATACTTGGTGTAGGAGATATTGAAGGAGTAACTGAATTAGATGGAGTAACTGAATTAGATGGAGTAATACTTGGTGTAAGAGATACTGAAGGTGTAACAGAAGTAGAAGGAGTTATAGAAGGTGTTACTGATATACTAGGAGTAGCCGAAGGAGTAGTTGATGGGGTAGTAGAGGCTGAAGGAGATGGAGTTGGAGATATAGGTATAGAGGGAGCTGCCCCAAACGGAACAAATACTATACCATTATTAATTAAATCGGAGCCAGATAGAGTATATCTTTTTTTAGCTAAATAAGTTGAAATATATACATCGTTCTGATCTAGTGACTTCCAAACTCCTTGTTGACTTAGTTGTTTCCAAATGCTCATTCATTAACATTCTCTTGTTTATTAGTAATCGAGCTTTATTCTTATAAGTGCTTCTTTAGTAAAGTCCTTAAGTAATGGTGTTGAAAGTTTAGCAACTGCTAATAAATCATTATTATCGTTATATAGTCCTACTGCTGTAATGTACGATTGAGGATTATCAATCATAACGTTATGTCTAAGTTCTCCTGAACCGGTTATGTTAGAAGGGTTATTAGAATAATTAAATTCAGCATTTCTACATCTTACAAACACATAGTTAGAAGAAACTGTTTCTTGTGATCTTAAAGTAAATCCTCCTCCTGTTAAACCAGAACCATCATCTACTGAGTCGTATATTGCTTCATTATTATTAAAAGTAGTTTGATTATTAATAGAAGATGATTGTAAAGCAACATATCCTGATGCGCTTAGTATATCTCCATTTAAGGCTATAATACCTAAATCAGGGAAAAGGTTACCATATTGTACTTCTCTGTTATGTACAGTACCTGCTGACCCTGAATATATAGCATAAACTCTTCCTCCGTCAACGAAAGTATCTGTAGTTACATTTAAACTATCATCAGTTAAAACCAGTCCTTGAGTTGTATCTGTAGAAGGATCAGCTAACTGAGTACCACTACCGGTTAAGGTAAGTGTCATAGAACCAGGTAAAATCTTTTCTTTAAATCTAGCTCTTTCAACAGATATAAAAACCATATCATCTGATGTAGTAGTTGATGCTCCACTTTCAGATAAAAAAGTAAAATCGGTATCTTCATCGCCGAATATTAAAGTTCTAAACTGGCCATATACGGTTGAACTGTAGGATTTACCTTTGACAGAGCTGTCGTATAGAGCTGAGCCGCTACCTAGCCTATTTCCATATGCTACAGAATACTGAATAGATTCTGATGTATTAGCTACTGAACCTGGGTCGGCATTATAAATATTATAATAATAGTTACCGCTACTAGCTCCTACTTGTGTAGAGCTTGTAAAGGCAGTTGTTAAAGTTACTCCATTGTCTGACCATGCTGGGGCAGTAATAGAATCTGAACTTACAACTATATCTTCTAAATCAAATCTTTTGTACGACATCTTCTTAGTTATTTACTTTTGTTATAGTTACCGGAATAGTAATTCTAGCTCCAGAATCTCTACCAATAATCTGTAAGGTAGTTTGGAGTTCTGTGTTAGTTCCAAATAAAGTATTAACAGTAGTTGCAGTTAAATTGATTGAAGTACCAATTACAGTTTTAGATACATTTGTACCAACAGTTGTTACTGTATTTAATCTTTCTGCTTCCTCTGTATTAATTCCTACTCCTGTAAAGTTAGACATTACTCTTACATCTGCAATAGTAGCAGTATATCCTCCAGCTTCAAAAGTAGAAGTAGCTCCTAAGTAATTAAGAGTTTGAGGAGTGATTGCTAATGAACCACCTTGCTTTAATCTTATAGCTGCATATCCTGCTTCTAATAAAGGTAACTTAGATGTACCTCTAGGTAAAGTAGCAAGTTTATATTTCATTATTTTTGTCTCATCAGGAAATGCCTCTAATAGTGGCATGTTTTCTATAGCTTGACCATAGAATTGTGAACCTGATGGATGTAAAGGATTATAAAGTGTATAATCTATTTCATCATCTGCTAAGGCAAATTGAGTTACTTTGAAAGACCCATCGCCTCTAGCTAGTAATTCTCTACCTTTTTTTGTTAAAATTGCGTCAACTGTTACAACGCCGTTATTTAAATATCCCATTTTACTTTTGTTCTTTTATATAAATATATTAAATTAAACTTTTAGAAGTCTTCTTTGTATCCGTAATTCCATATTAACTGTCCGTTTTCGTTAATATATAAAATTTCTCCCGTTTCTTCAACTAATAATTTTTTATTTCCTACTTTTTGTAATTTGTTATTTTCTGATCTAAATACAGAATCACCTAAACATACCCACATATTTACGTGTGAAGTATGATCTGCGTAATTACCTATTGTAGAAAAATCAGCATTAGAATCAGCAAATATATCGGTATTAATTTGTTGAGTTGGATAATTCCTACTACCTGTTTTAAGGTATAAAAATGTAGTACCTCCTCTATTAGGTGTTGCTGCATTAGCTGGAACGAATTCTACTCTTTCGGCTTGGAAAAATTCGCTTTTTGAATTAGACGAATCTAAAAAGAAGACTGTATTTTGATCTGTTCCACCGAAGTCGTTATACGAACCAGAATGTAATATTAAGTTAGCAGCTACTGATAAATGACTACCAGATATAAAATATGTACCGGTTTGTCCTGTACCTACATCTTCAAAGTCTGCGCTTCCTAAAACAGGGCCGGTACCTTGATTTGTGTTATTTACAACACTTGTTTCTATTTTTACAAATCTTGCATTAGGAGTATCAACTTGTATAGAACCGCTAAAATATCCTCTAGTAATATAAGTACTTTTTTCCAACTTATTAGAAGTTATAGCCCAGTTATACCCCGGGTCGATAGTAAATAATAATTCTTCATAACTCACACCGTCAGATGAACTTGCAATAGTTGCTAGAGGAGTAATAGGATCGTATAACTTTCCTTTAAATAGTTTACCAGATAATGCTGAACCAATTCCATAATCTAATTTATCAGTTTTAGTACCTGTATATCTACCGGAAGTAAAAGTTAAAGAAGAATAATTAGAATCCTGAACTGACGCTGTAACAGCAGAACCGTCTAAAATACTGTTAATATTTTGAGGTGCTATAGTCGAACCTGATCTTTCGCTTTCTACTTCAAATATATAATCAGATCTTCTAAGTTTAGTTGCATCATTATAAACAGCGTTGTATTCATTTAATCTAAAGTCAGTACCTACTGTAGGGAAAAAGTTTACATTTTGACATATATCTTCACTCTCTATATTATCTGAATTTAAAGTAACTTGAGGAACGATATCGAAATGTACATGATTAGTATACGTTACTGGATTACTAAGGTTGAATACATATGGACCGCCAGTGCCTGGGAGAGTAATTCTAGTTAGCTTTTTTAAATCTTCTAATCTATTCGTACCCCCGCAGTCGTTTACATGTATATTCATTTCTTCAGCTACTCCTGATGCGTTACTTAGTGCACTAAAAAGTAGTTCTATATACGCAAAACCGGGGTTATGCGAATCAAAATCATTAATACCTATTGGTGTTCCATCTGCCATATTATAAATCTAATCTTACTTTAATAGTTAATTCAGTATCAGCTGGTTTACGTAATGGTTTTGCTAATTTTCCTATAGCAATTAAATCTTGCTGATCATTATAAAGTCCAACTGTTGTTATATAAGGTTGAAAATCTGAACCTGTTATATTGTCGGTTAAAACTCCAGAAGGTCTAAAATAAGAACTTCCAGTTATGTTTTCACTACCTGAATATAAATACGTACTGCTTCCAGATTGTGCTGTAGGATTGTAGGTATAATTATATTCATAGTCATTAATTCTTATGTTAAAAGTTTGAGTATATATTTGAACATTACTTTTAAACTTTATAGTCGCTGCTCCTGGTTGAGCGTTTATTACAAATGAATTAGGATTAGATGTTGAACCGCTTTCGTAAAAATTAGCTGTGTCAGGATTAGTTATTATCAGTTGACCGTGACTATAAATAACATTACCCATATGTTGACCTGCAGGTGTATTTAGTTTAAGATTACCTTCACCATCATCTACAATAGTATTATATGAACTTGAAATCATTACTGACCCAGGTTCAATATGAGTACCAAATAAATTTCTCGGTATAGAATAGGTTGCACCTCTAGCAGTTAAGAATCTTGAACCTGAAGCGTGGTAAGAGGTTTCAGTAAAATTATCGAAACCAACATTTCTTATTTCTACAGCACTTGACGATTTTAATAAATCGCTTTCACTATTATAGTTTTCAGCTACATAACCTGAACCTGTATCATAGTTAGAATAGTAAAGTTGATTCAACCCTCTTCTAGTAATAATTCTATTGTTTCCTCCTTTAAGTGAGTATGACCCTGTATAGTGTTGACCTGAAGTAGTTGATGTATCTATGTATGACATATTCTATTTATTTTTATGCTAAACTACAACCACAGTGTTCATCTGGGCATTCTGCTCCATCGTCAAAGAAGTATCCACTAATTGCAGCGAATTGAGTAGTTCCTGTATATCTAGCTATTTGGTTATTATCTGGTGAATCACTATCACATTGAGTATCTACAATAACTTCGTAGTACTTTCCACTTATTGGAGCATTAGTAACTGTTCTGTTTTGTGTTCCTCCAAATCCAGTACATATAACCCCTGGTCCGCTTCCTCCGTTAGTATTTTGAGGTATGTTAATAAAGGTACCAGAAGCTGTTCCGTTACCATCACCAGCAGTACAAAGTTGGAATCTATAGGTTAAGAATAAAGGAGAAGGAGATGGAGTAGGTGAAGGTGAAGTAAGCTGTTTAGAAGGAGAAGGAGTAATAGAAGGAGTAATAGAAGGTGTTACTGAAGGAGATGGAGTTGGTGAAGGAGAAACGTCTGTACCTTTAAGAACTGGTCTAATTTTATATTGTAAATTAGTTCCGCCTTCATACTTAAATATATTTGCTATATTAAGTTCATTAGGAAAATAGCTTGATGATATGACACTACCGCTCAATTCACCATCATACCTAGCCTCTTCGTGATTATGATATTCGTATGTTGCTAACCCTCCTGAAGTCATAACCTGTGCGGTATAACTAGCAGTTAAAGGTATAGTTAGTTCTAATTCATTTTGACCTCCATAAGCCCCACCTGAGCTTCCTGTATTTTCATTTATTGAAATACTTCCTGTCAAAGTAATATCACCTATAAACTGATTCTGTATTTCTTGAGAAGCTGAATTTAATAATTGACTTCCGGAAATTTGTAATTGCTTTATTTTATTTCTTTCTAAAATATGAGGCTTTACTATTAAACCTTCACTTAAACTACTTCTTGCAGGAATGTAATCTTTTATAGATTTAAATATAACATTATCGTAAAACTTTAAAGTTCTAACAATATCGCTATAATTATGGCTACCTGATATTATATAATCATCATTTTGAGTGTGGGTGTTTTGACTACCGGTCATAATATCTGATACTATATCACTTGCCGAATCAAATAATTCTATATAACTAGATGAATACTGATATCCAGGATCGCCTAGAAAATTATCTATATTGAAATCCCCACTTTGAGAATCTATAAAGTAGTTATTTATTCTTTCATCTAGTACATGCGTAGGGGAAAATCCAACCTCAACTCCATGTAAATCATCTGCGTACTTACTATCTCTCTTTACTATCGATATATATTGCGATAAAGTAGTACCTTCTATACTACCGGTATTGTCTATTCTTACTCTACCTAACGATGATGTTATATCTGTAAATTGACCTAAATTAGGAGTATTATTAGCAGCGTTAGAAGCTGAGTCAATTAAGCCTCCTCCCATAACTCTAACTAATAATCCGTTATGTGATCCATCAGCTCCGGTAAAATTATTATTAGTAGGAATACCAAAGCTTGAAACTAATGCCTTTACACCTCTTTCTGTTCCTTTAGATTTAAGCAATAAAGGTAAATTGTGGTAGAGCCTTTTATATAATTGAGTTCTATATTCGTCTTCAGATACTAACTCTTGTGAACCGGTCAATGAACCTGTTGTAAAGGTATTTATCAACTCACTTCCTGTGTTATAAAGTTCTCCTTGATAAACAGATACTAATGATTCTATCGATCTGTTACTAGCATATAATTTAACACCGAAGTTTCTTAATGCTTCTTCTACTAGTTGTGCAGGTATACCGTTATATATTCTATTATCAGCATCGTACTTGTCTGATAGCGCTTTTGAGTAAACCCATATATTATCAAAATGCTGACCTATCATATCACCAAAGGTTACAAAAGGTGCATTAGCAGAGTCATCCTGTAGGTATGCAGGTACTGCATTAACAAGTCTAGATTGATTTTCAGCATCAAAATTACTAGCAGATAATATCTTATCATCATACCATGAACCGGTAGCTGAACCGGTTGCTAGTATAAAGGGTTTTTCTATTATACCATTAGGTCCTACTTGCTTAGGCCAAGAGTGAGAGCTAGATTGATAATATAAGAATCTTTCAAAATGATCAAAATTATCTATAACACTATTTATACTAGAGCTATGAAAATTTAATTGACCAGTATTGTCTCCTGTACTGGCGTCGTATGCAGCATCATATAAGGCTTGAGACGAAGATATTAAATTTACTTTATATCTAAAGTTTTTTAACCTTTCTTCTACAGAACTGAAATTAATAAAATTGTTAAAATCTTTATAGTCTATACTTACATCTATTCCTTTTTCGTTGAATAATGAATTTAATTGTCTAAAACTTTCACTTACAGGAAAATTAAAGAGTTCATCATAATTAAAATACTCAGTAGAAGAGATTACCTGTTTTTCTTCCTCTATGTTAAAATTAGCAGGCTTTAATAAAGGTACTCTAATTTCATCAGGTATGACTTCTCCTTCTATTTCATAACCTACAGAATCAGATACTATTCTATCTAAAGTTAACGTAGATTTTAAATCATACTGTTTAGGTAGTGGTGCATATAATTTTACTACAATGGATGTGAATTCCCTATATGGCTGTGAGTCAATATTAATACCTATAGCTAAATTATTGCTACCAAAGTTAAGTCTAAAGTCATCTAAATATGACTTACTTTCTAATTCTTTTTTAAGCTCTTCAGTAGTGTCTAATAGTAATTGATCTTTGACCTGTGTTGTTAGAAGTCTTATTTCTGTTCTATCTTTAGATATTTCTTCAATAAAAAAAGTTACAGGAACTTTATTATCAGAGTATATATCATCTAAAAAATTATATACTACTTTAACATCGCCTTGAGAATATCCTTTTCTTTGAATATCACTAATAGGGTCAATAGTCATTTCGACTACTTTACCATCGTTATCAGATTGAGATCCTTGCAAAAAAGATTGTTCACTATAATTATCGTAAGATTGTAATAGAATATCATCTATAGAGTAAATATGATATTCGATTTTATTTTCAAATGCTTTAAACTCAGAATTTATTTCAAACGACTTTATAACAGACGTATCCTGTGCAGAAAACTTTTGCAGATTATCTGGTTCTATTAACTGTATATTATACTTAACTTGCGGCATTTGCTTCTAAGTTTGATATTTCAATTGTATCTTCAATTGCGTTTTGTTGCATTAATAATATTCTTTCTCTTAATACTGCTATTTCATCTAAAAGTGGTTGAATAGCTTCATTAGTCTGGTCTAGCTGAATAAGTTTGCTGCTTTCTTTTATTAAAAATTCATGCGAATTATTATCTCCTTCAACAGGAATTTCATAATAAAATTTATCGTAAAGTCTAAAAAATTCTTGAATAGAGTCAGTTTCTACTTCTTCTTGTATAGTGACAAAACTCTTAAATGATGAATCGATAGACTTATCAAAATCATTTTTATCTAAAACTTTTTTTCGCATTCTTATTTTAGCCATTTCTTACTACTTTAAATACGTTACTATCATCAACTAAAGTACTTCCGTCTAATTCGCTTTTGATTAATAACCTATAATATCTTTCTGGTTGTAAGCCATTCATATAAAGATCTATATAAGAACCTGATGTATCACAGCTTACTTTAGTACTACTGTTATTAAAGTCTATTTCCATTTCTTCTGTATATTCATCTTTAAGACCGTACACAGAACCTGAAGGTAGAGCAAAGTTTGTTTTAAATATAGAACCTGTTGTAAAAGTTCTTGTAGGGTTTTTAGGTCTAGCTAGTAATCTAAATCTATATTTACCTACATCTGGGTATGAACCTCTATTATTAGTAACTTCGATTACTGCTTGTGAGTTATTTAATACGCTTAAACTACCTGTTTCATATACCTGATCATCCCATTCAAACGTTAATGTAGGAGGGTAAATAGTATTAGTATCACTACTATAGTATCTAGTTATAAGTGATGCACTAGTATAAAACTCAATACTGTCTTCTAACTTAAGGATAAAACCATTATTGTCTATAGTACCAGAATTATGTAAATGTACAGCGTTAGTAACATCCAGGTATATATCAAGATCTTGACCTGTTGAAAAGGATTGTGTTGATTCTAAGTTATAAGTAGCAGATGCTGTAAACCAACTACCTCCGCCTGGATATGTAGAATTATAAGAGGCGGTTTGATAGGTACTAAATCCGCTAGTTGTCCACGGATCGGTATATTCTGATTTTCTATATCTCCATGATACACCTGATCTATCTTCAGAGCCGGTTAGTATGTCGTCAGCAAATTTTCCTACACCGCCTTGGAAGCTTTCTGCTAAAGGGTAACATTCTATTTTATATTCTTGAGGCATTTCATAAGCATCAGCAAGTGATAGATCGATACTAGCAGTAAACACGTTGTCTCCTACTATATTACCTAGCACATTATTAACTTCGCTTGTTTTAAAATGAATAAGAGTTCTTGAAGTTTGCCCTACTTCTTGTACAGGGTAACCTGCTAACTCAAGCATTTCGTCAAAACCAGCATTAGCTGTTACTACTTGAGTATTAATGAGTGAATCATAATCAGAAAATAATTTATATACTGCCATTTTACGCTGTTGTTATTCGTCCTTTAATATCTAATGATGGATATTTAACTTCAAAAATACAAGGATCAAAAGAAGGATAAACTATACTACTTCTTGTTGCTCCTTCGATATCATATCCAAAACTAGAATAAGCTCCATCATTTACTGTTTTATTAACTATTTCTATTTTTTGAACTGTTTGTACTCCTTTTACTTTATCGAGTAAAACAAAAAGTTCAGCTAGATTAATAGTTTGATTTATATTTCTTTTACTTATGTCAAAATATTCTTGAAGAGCTAAATTACAGTTAAGTAAAACGTTTCTTCCTGTATAGTTAGGTCTTACTATTATTTCATAATTAACCCCTATATTTACTATGAATGCATCTTTTATATTAACGCTATCAGATAACATCATCCATTCACTCAAATAAGTTTTAAGGTTTTCTTTTAAGGTTGAAGATGCTGTCTGTAAGTTTTTATTAAGATCGTATGCTAGTACATAAACTGATAAAGCTAAAGGATTGTTATCTACTATACCGTCATTAATGTTTGTATTAGTTCTTTTGTCTTGAGTAACAAAAACTTTACCTATACTTCCGAATTTTGCAGGTAACGATAAAGCTCGTACTGTATAATCTTGTAGAGTAACTGCTCTTCCTTGTTCATTAAAAGCTCTTAAAGAATTCTCTCTTAATTCAGTTACTGTATCTCCATCTCTACCTCCTTTAGCTGGTTCAATGTTTGTAAAAGTAACGTTATTTGTAGAAGCATTACTTCGTAATTGAATACCTACAGAAGTTTTACTTGTGATTGAATTAGCAGGTACGTTAGCTGATACTCCTCCGCCGGTTATATACCTTACCAATAGATCTTCGTTAGGTGCTACTCCATATGCTCTACTGAATGTAAAGTTAGAAGGATCCCATGCACTATCTAATTTTTTCTCTCCTAAGTCTGTACCATTACCTACATTAGTAGGATCAGGTAATAAAACTGAATCATCACTATCGTATGTACCTGCTCCAAACTGTATGTTTAGATCTCCGCTAGACTGGAACCTACTAACGAATCTTTTAGGTGCTTTACGTAAGCTCAAACTAAAAGGTACAAGTCCTGAATCTGCTCCACCATTAGTCTCATCTGCAAACACAGTATCTTGACCTAGAAAAGGAACTTCAAAATACGTGTCTCCGCTACTTCCAGTGACATCTAATATTCCTACTAGGTTAGTATCAGAAAGTGTGATAGTCTTGAATTTTTCCGATGAATCTATTTCGTATGTATTAGACTTAATAGTACCTGAATAGGCTTTAACTTTCTTTTTGAGAATATATTCAGAAGGGTTTCCAGATGCAATAGAGTTAATTAAAACTTCAGTAGGATCGTATGAACTGCTAAATTGAAAGTCTACAGGTGCAGTAGTTATAAAGTCTGTGTTAGATTTATCAGTTGAGGTTACAACTGAATTAGCGTCTATTACTACAGCATGAGCCCAGTTAGGGTTATAATCGTCAGATGCATTAGCAGGAACTACACATGATACTGTAAGTTCAACTTCTGATACTCCGGTTACCTTAGGTTTATACCCCATCATATAAGCTAGGTTAAATAGATTCTTTTTATCTTGAGCATAAGTTAAAAATGTCTCTTGCAATTGAGTATCTTGATAAAAAGATAAAACGTCACCTACATAAGATGCCATTTCAATAATCATCATACCAGGTGATGTATCAGAAAAGTCATTATAAGTATCAGGAAAATAGCTTTTAGCCATTTCTATTAACGAAGCTCTAAAATCGTTAAAGTTCCTATTTGAATATTTTATTTCTCTTTCTTTATTAGCCATTATTCAAAATTTATTAATATAGTATCATTTATATTAGAATCTGCTATTGCATATCTCATACTAAATGTAATTGTATTTTTATCTGGTTCTCCTATAAGATTTATAGATGTTGGTTTAACTCTAGGAAAAAAATTTTTGAGATCATCTTGTATCTTCATTTTAATTTCTTCTAAAGTATTATCATCTATCTGTTCAAATAAAAGCTCTCTAAGACCAGCTCCAAAATCTACATTAAAAAATCTTTCACCAGGTGTGGTTAGAAAGTAATTAATTAAATTTGCTTTTATAGCGTCTTTAGTTTGAAAAGTAGAGTTAAATACTGCATTACCAGAAAAGGGTAGATCAAGTCCGACTGCTTTTCTTGGTTCTAAATCAATGGGCATTATTTTTTTAAACTCTATTGCCATTATCTTACTTTATCTTTTTCTATAGATTTATCGTATACTTGTTTAGCTTTTTTTACAAAATCTAATTTACTAATATCAATACCTGGCATAGGGCCTGAGTTTGCAGTTAATCCCATATCGGTAGCAATATTAGATGCGAAGTTAGGTTTTTGAACCATAGAAGAGTCAGCGTTAACTACGTTCCTATAGTCTTCTCCTGTCATAGAAGCAGCTGTTTGCTGAATCATTTCTTCTAAAGGTACGGTACCTGTATTCATTTTACCAATAGACCAAGTCCTTGCTAGGTCTTTTTGTTTTACCTCTCTGTAGTTCGTACCTGAGGTATTTTTATTATTAGGTGTAGGGGTACTTGCATGTTTAACTGCTTCGTTAAGCATATCTTGTAACTCTTCCTTCACTGCGGCTCTCACCTCTTCTCTAATAATTTTCCTTAATACATCTAGTTTCATAATTATAAATAGTTAAGTTATGGAAGTTGATTGTCAATTCTGAATTTTAATTCATCTTTTAATATCTGAGCACTGCTAGAATAAGAGGCGGGACCTCTTAAAACAACAATTTCTCTAAAATCTTTTGCTATAGCCTGGCGTCTAGGAACATTTATAGTATTATCTAGAACTTGTACAACGTCTAGTTCGTAAACTTTACCGTTAGAAGATCTATACTCTTCTATATCGGATCTATCTCCGGGTTTAGCTTTGTTGTTTAGTATTTTATCTCTCTCTTCTTTTGATAAATTAGGATCAAGAGCACATCTTTCTAGAAGATCCTTTAATAACTGTAGTCTGCTTTTAACAGGATCCAACGCTCCTTGAGCTCCCATAGCTATTACACCTATACTTTCTTTTTCATCTTCTAATGTAAATACAATCTTTTTAGCATCTTCTAATCTACCTGCTTGAGTCAATATTTTACCTAATCTTTCAGAGAATAGAACACCTGGTACAGGACCTCCAGTAGGGGGTATAACTCCTATAGTAGTAAACTTAGCTTCTAATACATGGGTAAGAATATCAATTGCTACTTTAGCAAGTAAAATAGGTTTATCTAATTTTTTAGGCAGCTGATTAACTTTATCTACGGTTTTTTCATAACTCTGCTCTAAACGCTCTATAGTATTTATAGTTCTATTTATTTGTTCTAATACCTGAGGTGGTGGGCATTGCTCTAAAAACTCATTTATATACCCTTCTATTCTTTCTCTAGCATAGTTAGTAACAAAAATTTTAGCATCTGTTACTAATGATGAAGCTATTGCAGCTAATTTACCTTCTTCTATTCTTATTAAACTATGCGGCATTATTCAGTAAATGTTTTTCTTGATTTTAAACTATCAGTAATTTTATCTAAACTATTTACTCCTGCTTTTAATTGTTTAGCAGCTCCGTTTACTAAGGGAGCTTGAAGTTTAGCTATTCCTTTACCAGGTATTATAGTATCTGCAAAAGCTCTTAAGTTTGCATTAAGTGTTTTTAAGTAACTTTCCAGAGCTGTTCCTTTTATTACAGGCTCTCTTTCGTTTACTCTTGCTTTTTTACCTAAATAAATTTTCTTAGCATCTAATCCTATATAGGTTTCTGCATCTAAACTAATATCATTTGAGGTTACACCAAAAGACTCTTGACTTGAAAATAATATATCTTCGTCTTTAGCGTTAAAATATAGTCTACCTGAGTTAATTACTATTTGTCTTCCTTTATATTCTGAAGCTAAAACAGGGTCTTGTTTAACAGCATCAAACTTATCTCTTATCTGAGTAAGAGGTACGGTATGGTCTGAGGTGATGTATATTGATGAATCATCTTCATTTATATCCTCTTGTATCATTCCTGTACTTTCTGTTTCAAACTGACCGTTCCTTATAACTATATAAGGTTTACCGTTATTTTCGTTATCTGAAAGTATACTATCTTTATGATTATATCCAGATAGCCTTATAGAATTCCCTAATCTACCTTGAACAAGATAGTCTCCTGGGTAAGGCTGTAAGTTATTAATCTTTACTTCCGGTATATCGTCTCCTAAATCTAATGAACCGTAGTCTCTAGCTATAGAATTATGATTTATATTATCGAATAAAGCTACTACTGATAAGTAATAAGTAACCATATTCCTATCAGAAAGAAAGCCAGATTGAGCTTTAGTTATTAATACTATTTCATTTTTTAAAGGATAACCTCTTTCTCTATCGTAAAGCGGATATGCTACAGGAAATTCTTCTTTTGCTTTTTCATCGTTATCATCACCTATAGGTTGGTACTTTATACACCCTATACTTCTTTCTCTACCGAATTTTGGATATTCAGAATTTTCATCATCAATAATTACGTCAATTACCCTAGCTAAAGTAAGTCCTTTGAGAGAAAACTCAACTGCATCTGCTACGCTATTTACAGTTCTAGGATTTAAACTATACATATCTACTCTTCTTCGTTATTACCTTCTTCTATCTGCTTAACATCGTCACTTATCTGTTCTTGCTCTAATAATAGATCTTGAAGTTCAGATAAATCAAACTCTTCACCACCTCCTTTAGCAGCTGTTGCTTCTAATCTTTGGACGACTTGTGCTAGTTTAATTAAATGCTCGTCGTTTTTTACCCCTATTTCTAAATACTCTTTTATCATAGGAACTAACAATGTAGCATCTCCTATGTTTTCTATAAGAGGTTTTAACTCTCCTATCAGGCCTTTTATTTGACCTTTTGTTTCTTTTGAATTATCATAAATTTCAGAAAATAGATCAGATAGAGATTTACCTTTAAATATTTCTTTATCAGTACTCATGGTTATTTTCTAATAAATAGTTTATTCCACGTTATTGCGTAAAAGTCCCATATCATACGCTTTTTGATGCTTCTTTTTAAAATCAGCTTTTAGTACGTTAATAACACGAGTTAGGTTGGGGGTATCGCAATCGGTCATTTCTCTAATATAGATATACAGTGCTTTCTTTTTAAACATATCTATATCGTATCTAGTTTTAAATATAGTAAGAACGGCGTCGGCGATATGCTTATCTGAGTCTTTTACGAATAGTTCGTCCAAAATAGTATATGTATGCTCAACCCAGTTATCTATAAACCTACTAAGCGTCTTAGCAGCATTGTGGTCTACATTATAACTCTGTTCATAGCTATCTTCTATATCTGAAAAACTACCTACCTGTTTAAGTTTTTTATAATTCTTGTTATTGTAGTTAATTAACCACCTCTTAATGATAGTACCGAAATAAGAATAAGCTTTAGCCCCATGATCAGGGTCAAACTTCATTATCTTCTCTTCGTAAATAACCGATACTATTTCGTGTTTTAAATCTTCTATATTATCTACATCAGTATAGTAGAACTTAAAAGTATGTATAATGTTTTCAGCTAGCTTATAAAAAGGGAAGTAGATGTGGTCAGTAAATATCTTCTGTCTGTACTTAGTATCAGTAGACGTATTAAACTTTTTTATGTATTCTTCTGTTTCTTTTGTAAAGTAGTTAGCTTTCGATCTCTTTCTTGCCATAATTTTCCGGGAGCATATATCTATTCAATTCTTCTTGAACAGCTTGCATTTGTTTAAAAAACTCTCCCACTTCATCATCACCTTGAAAGACCCCTCGTTCGTCGAGATTTTGTAAGTGTTTTTGAGACTTTCCGATAGTATTAGAGATATTCTGTAGATATTGTGTTTGATCTTGAACAACATCTTCGTAGTTCTCTACTTTTATCATCAAGTTTCTAATAATATACATTAAAGTTCCCGAAAAGGCAACTAAAATACCAAAAATTATATAAAAAGTTGTTGGATTAATATTCATATTATAGCTTTTTTAACATACTATCTAAACCTTTTGAAGATTTAAACGTTTTCTTTTGATTATATCTTGGTTTTGTTTCTTTTGGTATAAGGCTTCCTCCATCTCTTCTCCACATATCGAACTCTACCTTAGAAGCTAAGAAGTCTGCTGAGTGTAAAACGTAGACTATATTAGTCTTCATCCTAGAAGTCGGCATATTACTAAAGAAATAAGCTTCATTAGCTTTATCAAACACACCATCATGTAGTCTGATACCTAAAAATTCGTTTTGAGTAACTGATATACCAAACTTCTGTAGAATAAATAAAGATCTATCAGGTACTAACATAAAATCTAAATCTGGATTATATGTATAATTTTCAAATAGCTTATTCTTTCTCCATTCGTCGGTCTGGATTATATAATTATTCTTATCTCCATCACCTATTTTACCTAAATCATGAAATATAGCTGCAAATACTAACTCTTCATCTGTAAAATCTATAGTACCTCCCATTTCCTCAAACAGCTTCTTCTGTTTAATAGCAAATTCAACTACTCTATTAACGTGGTCTATATATCCTCCTGGAAAAGCATTATGATGCCAAGACTTACCACTAGCAGGAGCCATAATATATGCCTCTCCTAAGTGTTCTATAAGTTTTTTACATGCATCTTTACGATCACCTATATAATGATCTATTATTTTAAGATGTTTTTCATAATTCGAATGGATTTTCTCCGCTTGCAATGCCATATTAGATTAATTATTTGTTTATATATTATTATTTTATTATATTATATTATAATTAATACTTTATATATATTATAATTCTTAATATATAATTAAGATAATGATTATTTTTCAAAAGATCAACTATTCTACAATAAATTTTTCCCTAAAGTTACTTTTAAGTATAGATTCACTACCTGCATCCCAAAAAACCTCCATATAAACAGTAATAGTATCACCTATAGCTGTAGGCGGAAGTGGACCTATAGTACGTTTACTCCTTAATCTAGTATGGTCTTCTGTAAAATATATAGGACTATCTTGAACTACTCCTACTTTCATACCTTGAAATTGAGTTAAATTAACTGTTGTGGTACCATACGGTAAAAGGTTTCCGGAATAATCATAGTTACCCATAAAAGGATTATAGTTATTTACCGTAAACGTTAAAGTATCTCCTATCACCCAATACGTATCACTTTCAAAACGAGCCTCTACGTTATGTACTCCGTTATATAGATACTCTTCTCTTAGTTTAGATGCGAATACATCGATAGTAAAGTAAGGTAAGTACTCACTTGTCCAATCAAGCTCTACATGGTAAAAGCCGTTACTGTCTCGTTCATTTGGAAAAACCATAGTAGCGTTACAATCGCCGTCAAGGCAGGGGGAGAGCGCTATATCATCTTTTGAACAAGCAAGGAGCAACGCGACCGCCGCGCAAAACGCGCAAAGTCGCCACGAAAATTTTATATATCTAATCATTTTTTATATTCTCATTTAC